GGAACGCCATCTGGCGACCTCGGATACGAGTGTAGACCTGCCCCGTGTACTGCTGAATCGGTATCGTCGAGGTGCGCGTAACCACCGGCTGATCTGCTGCGGTGTAGTTTGAACCCGAGTTCTGCCTTGGCTTAACCGTCAGCGTAACGCTCGGACTACTGCCTGTTGACCCCGTAAAGTTAAGGTCAGGCAAGATGCGCCAGACATAGCCAAAACTCTGACCGTCTTGGATGTCGAAATCAGACGATTCAATAAACGCCTCAATCGGCAGGGCTGGGGTCACTGACGCGTCGTCATTGCCAAATTCGTGATAGAGAACTTGGTTCGGCACTCTTAACTCAACCATCGTGTACTGTTCATGCGAAGCAGCCGTCGTGCTATTCGCGCCACGAACGCAACCTATCAAGGTATTACCGTCTTTAGACGTATACGTAATCTGCTCCGAGTCAATAACAACCGTACCCGCATTGGGGTAACTAGACGCATCCGTCAGAGCAATCGTAGTCACCGACGAGTTAATCGAAGTCGCTAAATACCCAATCTGGATCGAAAACGCGCCCATCGGATACTGCCGCTGAGTGTGTTCAGACCACGCGGTACGGTTCAAATTCCCGTAGTACCAAACACGTTCAAGATAGTTATAAATAACATAGCGGTCATTCACGAGGCTATTGAGAGACGGATAGAACCACCATACCTCGTTGTACCCTTCGTTTGCCCCAGAACAGATTTGATCCAACTGGTCGAGGTTAATGTCGCTATAGACGAACTGACGAAGGGTGCAAGGCAGCGTCTCAACCCGCCCCGTGTACATGAAGAACTTATCCCGCCCCATCCAATAGGTCACGTTGTTGACCGTAATTGCCGCGTTTTGCGAAGCAATTGATACGTCTTGGTCAAGAAGATTAAAGCCCCAGACAAACGGCGGTCCCAGATACTGCATTGAGAAGATGGCCGTATCTGTCCAAATCAAGATCTCCTGACGAGTATTAAGCGCCGTAACTATGTACGAGCCGTGCGAGAGCGTCTGTTCTCCAGACTGATTAGTGACTTCCGGCACCCACTCAAACGCATTACTCTGGTCAGACCAGCGAACAAGGAGCGGATTAAACGTCGTTTGAAAATCAATCGGGTTATACGGCGTGGACCCGGCACAGATCACAAAGTCATTTACCGGCGAGTCAATCACCATTAGAACTTCTTTAGGGACATGTTGTCCTGCGTAACTAAATGCCAAAGCCGACACTGTGGCCGAGGCGTTTGTCGCCGTAGAAATCGTTACCGAAGTAGACCCATCCCATGCTGTCGTGACGTATGTGCCGGTCACGATGCCGCTACCTGAAATGACTGCGCCAGTGTTAATCCCTGTGGCGTCATCCACCACAATAGTAGTTACGCCTGAAGCAAACGCTGCGGTTGCGTCCCATTTAGTTGTGGCATCGGCTTTATCGGCAAGGGGAATAGCCCGGCTCCAACTCGTCGTATCTAGCGTCCAAAAGTATATCGCCCCGTTACGCTCGGCAAATATGAGGTCATTCCCGTAATTAAACATAGACCAAAGACGCAACGGGACGCCCGCCCCTGTGCTTGATCCCCAACCCCCTTCGCCCCACGGAGGCCCACCCCAGCCGACTTGCGTCGTGGATATGGCAGTGCCTGCATCGATATCGAACTTGGCAATAACGAGCGATCCCCCGCCCGTCGCAGTAGAGGACGCCGTAGCGGAGGCGTAGATTGTGAAAGTATTAGAAGTTGGAACGGACTGAATGGGGTAGTCCCCATTAATTGTAAGACTCGCTACCGCTGTAGCCCCGCTAAAATTGACGTAAGTACCAACCGCTGACGCGTGGGCCGAGGCCGTTACCGTAACTAGACGGCTACCTGATGTAGTAGAAAACGGGTTGGAAGATAACGTAAGGGATGCGGCAAGGGGCGTAATATCGTAATAAACGCCGCCCAGTTCTGTATAAACTTTCTGGTTAGTACCGACACCCAGAAGATTCTGATTGAGTGTAGAAATCCAATTCCACAGGATTCGGGCTACGCCTTTAAACGTATTACCGCCGTTGGTGATATTGGTCCAACCGCCCAGTTTCTCTGCGTAGCCAGAGCGGAAACGAATTTTATCGCCCGCAAAGAACCCGCCTTCGTTGGCATAGGAGGTTGATTCACGATTTACGCCGGGGCGCAATTCAAGTTTTTGTAGGGGCATCTAGGCAACTCCCGACAAATATAAAGCCTGCTCATCTTTGCGGCGTTTGACGAGACCGGGCAATACACACCCAGCCGCCTTCGTCCACTTCATGAATTCTTCTGCCGCTTCTTCAAAGTCACCCCGGTTGGTCTTCATCCGAAGGGAAGAACGCTGGAGATTGCCGAGACCCACGTTGAAGGCAAAAGATGCGAGAGCATCAAAGACTCCCTGACGACCAACAGCAGCAGGGCAAAGTCGAACCACACCACGCTCAAACCGACCAAGGTCTTGAGAAAGAATCCGATCCACTTCGTCCATCGTGAGGGTGCGATCCCAGCCTGCGGGTACCGGTAGACTCTTGCGCTCCTCATACTTCACCGCCGCATGGGTCGGATCAATCACATGTCCGCACCCCACCGTCCACAACAGCGCCGGACAACGGTAAGGCTTAGTCCTCACCCCTTCGTGGTGCTTGATCATGTCGATGGCTGCGGCGCTGACTTTCACTTCTTGCCAAAAGCCTGTGTCCCGAACCAAAAAGCAATGATGGAAGAAAGGATCAGCATTTCGTCATCCGAAAACACTTCGGCCATCGCAGCCGCAAACGGCACCCCTTGATGCCATGCGTACCACACCCCGGCAATGTTCAACGCAACCAACTCCAGCACGAAAATGTAGGTCACAACAGGACGGACGCTGGCTCGCAGGTTAATCATCCACTGACTCGCGCCCTTGCCAATCTCAATGTCGTGGTTGTACAGGGCTTGGCGTTCCTCAGCAGCCGTCTGCGTCTGGATTTGCTCCAGTTTGATTTCCTCAACCCGTGCCTGCGCGATAAACCCACGCTCTGCAAGGGCCAATTCACGCTCTTTCTGGGCTGCGACCAAAGCAAGTTCGTGCTTCTTGTCCTGCCGGTCTTGGAAGATTTGCAGAATCTTGGGCAGTCCACCCGCAAGGAACGACAGAAAGGTGCTAATCATGGTCATCATTTGTTGCGTTCCTCCATCAGTTTGACGCGCACTTGCAAGTCATGGATGTCCTCCATGATGTCGTCTTTCAGTTCTTGACGACGGGACGCGCTTAACGGGCTATCGGTAGGCACCCCATCCTCGGTGATTAGGATAGGGATTTTGGACTCAATGGCGATCAGACGATTGTTGAACGATGCGATTTCCGCAAGCAGCCAGCCGACAGCGGCCAGCAGGACTGGGAACAGCATATCCACAATCTTCTGCATATTCACTTGGACGCCCTCACCACATCATCGCCCTTCGTGACAGTTACATGGTCGCCCTCGACATCGACACGCATCGGCATTTCCTTACGGTCAAGTCGATCCAGTTTGTTAATCAGTTCTTTGATTACGCCAAACTCGGGCTTGTCTTCCTTCTCGTTAGCCCCGGCAATGTTGTTGAGCATGGAGATTAGCGCAGTCAGTGACGCACCCAATAGGCCCATTACCGCCGCAATCTTCTCGCCTTCCAAAGCAAGACTGGAAACGACACCAATGACCACGATGACCGTGATGTACTTGAGGCCATCTTTACCAATGGCCTTGCCTGCGACTTCTTTTGCCGAAGACTGCGCCTCAAGCCGGTTCAACTCGGCTCGCACCTGCGCCTTGAACATTTCGATGTCGGTCGTTTCAGTCACTTTTGCAACGCCTCTAGCAACAGCATACCCATGCTGCCCAACGCGCCTAACAGGATGACGATGATGACACCGCCAACCTTCAGTACCAGTTGCTCCAGACGCTTGAGCCGAGCGTGGATGGCCTCGTAGCGCACCGTGCAGACATCAATGTGGCTGGTTACGGTCACTTCCAGTTCTTGCACGGTGGTCATTGCTTTACTTCATCCGGCTTTGGCACCTGCGGGTCAGCCTGCTCCTTGATCTTGACGATGAGCGGCCACGCCCCCGTCTTGCTCGGCAAGTCGCCTAGCACTTGCAGGATTGCGTTCACTTCTTCAATGGACAGTTCTAGTTTAATCATGGCGTCACCCACGG